CTTCTACTTCTTTTGCTTTTGGGTAAGAATAACCAAAATATTCTTTAATTGTCTCGATTTTGTCTGATTCTTCCCTCTTAAGCCATTTACTAAATCTCTTTCTTTTCCTCACCGATGCAAGATAATAATCATATTGCATCTTCTTATCTATATTACAATTCTCGTTCATAATATTTGAATGGATAATTGTGTCTGGAAAATAAGAAAGACACCTATTCACCACAAAGGGAGTATATTGCTTCTCTACCAATTCATCCTCTGTGTCTAGAAGATTTTCTTTGGTGTAGTTAATAGAATTTAAATAGTCAGTCAGTTTCATCTCGATCTACCACTAGAATATTATCAGCAGTCACCATGTCAAGTGTTATATCATCAGTTTTGTAATATGCTCCCTGATTGGATCCCAACTTCCAGTACACCATATCTCCCGGAATAATATCTTCCTTTACTTCATTTCCTACTGAATGTACTCTACTCCAAACATGCATTCCGGGAGAAAGTTGATTATCTGTATAAATGATACCTGCTTCTGATTCTTTTTCTTCTTTGATTGTTGTTTCAACAGCAACCCAGTTACCAATTGGTTTAAATTTTTCTGTCATTTGAATTCACATCCCATCATAAGTTCGACGATACACGCCACCAAATTAATTTCCTGATCTGCAACGAAAGCAGATTTATACTGATACTCCGCAATAATCAAAACCGCTTGAGGAATTGAGGAAGGTGTTAGATTCTCATAAAAAGAATCATACATCTTTCTCATCAAATCACTTGGTGCATTGTCTAGATTTTCCACCACCCATTTTCTAGCGGAAGTGAAATCTTTATTTTTCATAAACTCAACCAAGTCCTTTACCTGAACATTTCCAACATCAGATAAAATTCCAATATCAATAGTTCCTGCAACCGAATATCTCTGAACTTCATTGATTACTCTTCTGAAGTCCGGGAAGTGCTTCATAATCAATTGTGCAAGCACTTTTTCTTCGTATGGGATATTCTCCTCATTCAAAATGAACTTGAGTCTCTCCATGAAGTTTGCAGCAAGTTTTGGTTTCTCGCTGTTGGGAATATTGAAACTTATATTCGTACATCGAGAATGAATAGGCTCAATGATTCGATTCTTAAAATTACAAGTTAAAATAAACCTACAGTTATTTGAAAACTCTTCAATAAAACCACGAAGAGCAGGCTGCATACTCTGAGCGTTTGAGTAGTCGAACTCATCGAGAATTACAATTTTCTTACCACCAGAAATTGAAACGGTACTTGCGAAATTACGAATCTTTGTCCGTAACGTGTCGATGTTTCCATCTTCAGAACAGTTGATCATAATATAATCGGAATCTAATTCATTGCAAAGTGCTTTTGCAATTGTGGTTTTACCACAACCTGCACTTCCCGAAAGAAGCAAGTTTTGAGATTCTCCAGAACTCACGATGTCCGAAAATGATTTCTTAATTGACTCTGGTAATATACAATCGTCTATCGTTGACGGACGATACTTTTCTACCCACAGGTAATTTTCCATGATTTAATTCAGTCCCTATAGTAAGAGTCTGACTCCAAAGCAATCCAGTATGTTAGATCCAAATTCTTATTTTTGAATTGACTAATTACCTTATCACTAATTGAAACATCATAGTCTCCCGGTAACAACTTTAGATTCTCTGCTTTGAAGTAAAAACAAAAGTCATTATCACTTGTTGGAAGATTCCCCAACTCGATAGAATAATTATTTGTAGTCACATCGGACTTATCCATTACATCAATCACCAATGAATCCCCTTCGCTATGAACGGAAATATCAGAGACTTGAAGAACCGATGAAGCCTTTTGAAGATCTACGAAATCGTTATTCTTCCATTCAAAATCAACAACACTATCTGGCATATTGATTTTCTTGGTGGGGGAAGTCAGGAGTCTAGGATCGCTGTAATAATATCGAACACTATTACCCTTTCCAGATTCACTAATTACCATAT